GTCATTGTTGTAATCTGTTGGATTAGGCGCATTTCCAGTTCCAGTTCCGGTTCCAGTTCCAGTTCCTGTTCCGGTTCCGGTTCCAGTTCCTGTTCCGGTTCCGGTTCCAGTTCCAGTTCCAGTTCCGGTTCCAGTTCCAGTTCCAGTTCCAGTTCCAGTTCCAGTTCCGGTTCCAGTTCCGGTTCCAGTTCCGGTTCCAGTTCCGGTTCCAGTCCCAGTTTCAGTAGAAGAAGCTCCTACTTCGGGATTAACTTGTGCTTTATACAAAGACCCTACTCCAATTTTGTTTTGAAATAAATAGCTCATTCCTACACTTGGAAATAAACCCATTTTGGTGTTACCACCATAGTTAGCTGTAGAACCTTCAGTAGTTTTTAATGTATTGTCGCCATTTTTTGGTAATAAAACCAAATTTCCATTAGAAGAAGGACGATATCCACTCCTAGAATTAATTCCACGAATATTACCTGGATTACTCATTATACTATATAGTTACAATTTATTCTAAAGGTATTTATTCTAAAAGTATTTATTCTAAAAGTATTTATTCTAAAAGTATTTGAATTTTAAAATAAATAAAAATGTAATCACAAAAAAATCAACTTGCTAACTGTGGGATTCGAACCCACGCGTGCGAACACAGAGCATCTTAAGTGCTTCCCCTTGGACCAGCTCGGGCAAGTTAGCGCGAAATATTTAATCAGATTTTCAATTAATAATATTTTTTACTTGTGAGAACTTGCGCTCTCTTAACAGATCAAACTCCGGACAACCTGATTTGAACAAGTGACCAATCGATCTACAGTCGATCGCTCTACCAACTGAGCTATGTCCGGTAGAACAGGACCTAAATTTTATGCTGGAAGCAATGCGGTTTTCCATAGGAACCATCCCACGCACTAGGCGTGCCGCAACGGGAATCGAACCCGCATCCGGTCATAAATAGTGATTAATTATTTGCTGAAAACTTCCATATTGATGCTCCTGTTGGGGATCGAACCCAAGACCTTCGGCTCATAAGACCGATGCTCTACCGACTGAGCTACAAGAGCACAACCCCCTACACTACACATATTACTTTATTGTTTTTTCTCTAAGCCTATTTCTATAATATTAATTTAAGTTTTTACAATTTTCACATACAAATATATCCCACCCTTCTAATACACTTTGAGAATGATATCCATATACATCTTCCAAGTTACAAATATAACAGTCCCCACGTGTTTTTATAATAATTTGCTCTAATGGATGAATTTCACTATTTCTTTTTTTCTTTTCTTTATTAAAAAAGTTTCCCATTAAACTTTTTGGAGAGAAAAATATTTTAATTTAAGCAACTTGTAAATAATATGAAGTTAACCAAACTATAAAAAATGGTGCTGCTTTTAAATCTAAATAAGCAAGCAAAGCAATAATAAAGGCAATTAAACCAGATTTTGTAGCATCTCTTACACGATCTGATTCCTCGTCATCTCCCTTCATATAAAATAATGTATATGCACAGAATCCTATAATAGTAAAAAACATACCTAAAAAACGATAGTTAGTTAGTAATTTTTTTAATAATTTCTTCTTTTCTGGATCAAATGCTAAAATTAAACCGGTAATTGCTACAAATAAGCTCATAGATATTACAAACTCTGAACGAGGAGCCGCCTTTACTTTTTTCTTCTCAGATGAATGAACTTTTTCACTTCCAAAACTACTCATAATATATATAAAATTTATATAAAAATTTTTCATAACTTTATATAAATGTGGTTTCCTGAAGAACTTTGGAGAGAAATTTGTGGATTTTTAATACATAATATAACAAAACACGGGAAACATTTAAAAATATATAATAAAAATATTGTAAATTTTAATCAAGTAGTTCAAGATTTACCTAAAAAACATATACCTGAAAACGGACCTAGAATAATATTTGGTTCAAACAAACACTGTTATAGACATGTGAAATTTTTATACAATTTAAAAATACCATCCTGGAATACCTATAAACTTATCATTGAATATATACCATATACTGATGAATTTGATAATGATACCTATCCAAAAATACCTAGTATCCGCGCCTATTATCACCTATTAACATAGATACTACAAATATAATAGCCATAATAAACATAAATATTAGAGTGGGTGCATCACTCATTTGACGCACTGCTTCAAGTTCTTCGGGACTCATTGGGTCTAAAAAGTCTTCCATATAGTTATCTTTTTTAATTACTTTTTATATTCAATTTTCTTATCATTTAAATGTATTATAAGTAGTTTATATATATGGTTAATGAAAATCTAGCAAAACAAGTACAAAATAGAGAAATACACGGTTCTCGTATAAATTATAGAGAGTCCAATCCTAAAGAAAAATGTATAATTTGTGGTGTAACTACAGAACATAGAAAAAATACTCATGTAGAAAATCGCGAAACATATGTCCAAGGATGTGGACAGTTATGCAATTGTTGTTATGCTGCTTGTTATAATACTTCAACTATTGATTGGTATATGAATTATATGACTGAATAAAATATTTAGATTTATATATGGGAAATTGTTTTAAAACTTGCTACGAAAGTGTAAATGAAATCGGTCCTAATCCGCGTAGATTTACTTGCCCCACATGTAATAAAAAAAAATGGAGAACGGTGCATTCATATCAATATGTTATGAACAAAGGGTGTAATATATGTAGACTCAAGGCAAAATATAAGCCAATTATTGAAGAAAGATATGGACGGAATATAAAAGTCTCTGTTCCAATTGAAAAACCAAAAGCTTATAAGGCAGTAGGTAGGTATTATGAAGTAGAAATATAAAATTGAATGATATTAAATACAACTATTTACTATTATTTATAATATGTCTGACGTAGTTAAACTAGAACTTTTTGAATTTCAAAATGCTGTTACTCCAAAACTAGTAAATATAAATGCTTTTAAAAATCTAGAAAGACTAAAAGGTGCTCGAGTATTTAATATACTATTTGGATTTGAAGACCATTCATTTAAACAAAAACCATTAGAAAAAAATCAAAGAGATGCTATAAATCTATTAAAAGACCTTGATATTCCTTACAGGCATTGGATACTATTTACAAATTTTATAATTAACAACCGTATAGAAGGTCTAGAGGAATATCGCAAATATAAAGATGAACCAAGATATAATAGTTTAACGCATAATTTAAATCAATTAGATAAAATATGTAATAAATTAGGTGGAGTTCCAGTATTTGATAAATTTCTAGAGGACTTTTATGAATGTGATAAAATCAAACCAGAAAATCAAAATTTTATGAAACCAGAGCAAGATATAGATAGTAGTTATGTTTGGATGATTTATAACGATGTGGGAGTTGCTTCTAGTTATACACATTTTGTTCGAACTATTTGTCCTCCATACTTGGGCTGGAGTTGTTCTGGAAGGGAAAATAATCTCTGTTATTTTAGAAGACCACGTAATATAATCATACCACCACTAGGTCCTCCAACGGGTACTCCACCAGAAACTAGCGATGATGAGGAGATAGGACATGAATTTGACGAACAAGGTATGCCTATTGTGGAAGATCTATAAGAGAATTTATAAATGAAAACTCTTCAGGTTTGATTTGAAATACATTATGTCTATCTTCATCATTTCGTGGATGTGCGAAGTAATATAACCGATCTCCTATATGAGACCATTCCTTTCCATATTTTGATACATTGAACTTTAGCTCGATATTAATACATTCTTGCTTGGATAAAATAAATTTGTCTTCCCCAGAAATTATATTTAACTTTTCCATTTAAATATAATTATCAAGTTTTTTTTAACTCATTTTACATTTTTCTCTCCAAATCTTTTTACACAAAACTTTTTTGAAATGAATATAAACGTTTTGTACTTATATTTTTTATAATATCTATGAAGGATTGTTGTAATGTAATAAGAGATAACCTTGGTTTTTGCTGTGCACAAGTAAAAGCCAAATGGAAAGATGATTTATTAATAGGAACAGAGCATACAAGAAAGATTATTCCTGACTGTAGAACACCACAAATGGATAACGCAAATGGTCTAACAAAAGAAGAAAAGGTTGAAATTGTATTAAATGACCCAAAATTTGGCATGTTTTCATTAATGAAATACCATCTAAAACGCGGATATACAAATGATATATTAAAGAAAAAAAATACATTTTATTGTTCACATACTTTCTCGTTATTAGCATTTTTACCAATAATTGTGTTTATTATACAATGGTCGATTTATATAGCATTAATAGCAAATGAAGTTCGTGAATACGACAAAGGTTTTTGTCCCAATGATTCTACGTGGGAAAAAAAAGTAATTATGTTTGCCGTTAGTATGTTATATTTTGTTCGTTCTTTCTTTTTATGGGATAATTTGACGGACAGAACACGATTAAATAGAATGGTTCCTGCTGTCGATGTTTGGATTATGCTTGATACCTTTCAAGAATTTGGCTTCAATTTAATTGTATATTTGGCCAATATTTGGATTATTTTCAGTAATGATGAAGTTCAAGAAATGATATTAAATGCTTTAGCCATGGAATTCTTGATGGATTTGGATAATGAATTTGAAAAAATGTATTTAGAATATTTACCTGAAGTAGGTGAGGATATATATGATAATGTATTTATTACACCGGCACAAAATAAAGAAAAACTTGAGAAACGTAAAAAAAATTGTTGGTTTAATTGTGCGCGATGTACTTTTTATCTACCTTTTAAATGTTTAGTTTTAAGTTTATTAATATTTCCATCATTTTGTATATTTATGGCGATTTACGGACCTTTGTGTAAGTAGATTCGTTATAATTGCCCCAATATGCTGTTATAAATTTCGCATAGTCATTATCTTTATTATCATTCTTGTCTGGATGATATTTTTTCATTAGAGTATAATATATTTTTTTGGTTGGATTATTCATCCAATCTTGAATATCTAATGGTAATGAATTAATGGAATTTAACAGATTAAATAAATTTTCTTGATAATGTTCTTCTTCTCTTTTTCTCCACTGTTCTTCACGCCATCTATTATATTCATAATGAAAACGTTGCTTTCTTTCCTCTTCCTGTCTACGTTTTTTCTCTTTAGCTACCTCTGCCTTATTCACTTTCTTCTTTTTAAATTTTTTCTTTTTCTGTTTTTTTACTGGTTCACCCAAGAATATTTTCAACTGATTTTTTAATTTTAATAATTCATTATATAATTCTGGACTAGGACTTTTATCATATTTTTCCTGTTTTTTTCTTATTTTCTTTTTAATTTTTCTAAGTGGATTGCTTGTAGTTTTAGGTATTTCTACCTGATCATCTTCTTGAAAAGCTTCCCAACGGTTACTCATTATTGATATCTTAAATAATCCTATTATATTCATTTATAAGTTATTCAATTTTATGGATCTTCTTGTGTAAGTAGAATTATATATACTATTTAAACATTTAAAATAATATATATACATACATGAATCTCCCATCTTGGGCTTTTATATTTCTATACGTATTAATAGGTATTATAGGTTTTTGTCTAATATTGGTAGGAGTATTAAATATATGGTTGATATTTCTGAATGAAATGAATCCTCATGAAAGACGTGTTTTGCCTATAGAAAGAATAAGACGAGAACAAACAATAATAGAAATGATAGAGAGAGTAAATAAATATAAGCAAGACCAGGTAGTGGAACAAATAAAAAACAGTGTATTATTAATAAATCCTAATGAAACTATACAAATAGGCTTACCAAAAAAAAAGCCTTAAACACCTGCTCCATTTTTTATTTTATATTTTTATTAGAGATTATATGTTGACTCCCAATTCCCATCATATCCTTGGTATTCGCATTCTTTCCAAGCATTAACATTAGACACCCTGTCTGGTCTGGCGATTTCATAATGAGATTTGGCGAATTTGTTTAGCGGAGAAGAACGACCCTTATATTTTACTCCATTACAAATGATTTCGTTCTCATCTCTTGAATATACACCAAACCAAGTATGTGGGGTTCCATCCGGCATATTTATGGTGTGTTTTATGAGCTGTCCATTTGTAAAACATATCGAAATATCACGGCGTTTGGTTTTAGTAGTGGTAGTAGTAACAGTAGTAGTAGTAGTAACAGTAGTAGCCATATTGTCTTTATTTGTAGAAGTGAAAATTGACTTGTATTGTTTATTGGGTATACATAAGAGGTTTTTATAACAAAAAAATTCAATTTTCCGTAAAAAAAGCCTTAAACTCCTGCTCCATTTTTTATTTTTTATATTTTTATATTTTTTCACCCTTCATTTTAAGGTATTTAGCCGCACCAGCAGCATGTCTCCACATATATTTACTACGATACTTCCATCCTGCTCCAACAGCCTCCTCACTCATAAAATACAAATCACCTCCCTTAATTACAGTTTGAAATGACTTGCCTACCATATTACTATTATGAAACATACCATACTTCATCGGCATACTTGCTCCAACCCTTAAACAAGCAACACATACCCTTTCTGTATCACCATGAGGCCCAATTCCATTTTTTTTAGGATCATCATATTGATTTCCCTCTACTATTAGGTCTTTATCCTTCATCAAAATCTCCACACACTCCTTCAACCTTAAAACTAACGGCGACCTCTCATACCCAATAATAGTCCCTTTCTTATTCTCATAATCAGGCTCCCTATCATTTGGACCATAACACACATTCGCTCTTGCATTTTTATTAAGGACTTTCTTCCTCCTTGTATCATAATATTTTCTATCCCACTCATAACTCTCCATTTCCTTAATAAATGCCTTATGCTGTTTCCTACCTAAAAAGTTCCTGACTACCATCAAATATGCATCTTTTGGTCTCTTGCTCTCCTCAATCTCCACTCCTTCCAAACATAACTCATTCAAATTATATAAATCCACTTGCTTTCCAAAAATATCCTCCAAAATTCGCTTCCCATACCTAAGCCTATTAATATCCCACCCCTGCCCTTGCCTCCTCAAACTTCCCAAAAATTCCATTCCTGTATGATTTTCACCACCATTTCCGACGGTTAAAGACCAAGTTTTACTTGACATTTCGCTATTTAAATCTGTTATACTACTCATAAATAATATATAACTATAGAAAACCAAATAATTCAATTTTACGCAATATGAAAATTGAATAGTTAATATGGCTTAGGTAATAAACCATACCAAACCATACCAAACCGAATCTTGACTTACTATGGATCCTTCAGGAAATATGATGAGCCTTCACACTCTTCCTCATAAACAGGAATATGTGTTATATTTGGATAGTTCTATGCGACAAACTTGTTGTGTAGAGTGTCCTTTAGATATGCCGGAACTAAAAGACCAAGGACTAGAAATCGATTTAGATGCTCTAGCTATGATTCGAGAAATTCAACCTAAGCAATATGATGAATTAACAAAACAACTAGAAAATGATACATATATGTTTGTAGGGCACGTCAAAAATACACTTGTATATTTTGGATGTAAACCGATGATTAAACGCGGAAATGACTATTTAAAAAATAATATACCAGGAGCAAGAATAGTTGCTGTTGTTATTACAGACCAATTGGACAATAAGAAAATTCCTGAAATAGCTCCACACAGAAAAGAATTAAAATATGAACCTCTTACATCTGGTCCTTTTGGAGAGTCGATAGGTTTATATATAATTTCAAACTGAATTATATACGGGAGCATCTAATATATTTCTATGATGTGGCTGTTCTTTACAAAATTTTTTTCCAAACAATTGTGTTATTATTATACCAAATAAAAAAGTAAAAATATATGAACCAGGTAAAATAATAGAGGCAGTATCATTTGAAAGAAAACAAGTATTATTAGACATATTATATTTACTTAATATAATATATCCGTTGGTGACTTTTTTTTAGTGCTTTTTTATCAGCAAGAAAATTGAAGTAAATCCTGAAAAAATCCGGTGTAACATACAAATATCATACAACACTACACAACACTACAAAAATAAAAAAAACTAAAATGCCTTGCCTTACTCATACACTTGCTCGTGCGATGTTCGCCAAAATGGCGCAAATAAAACCAGAAGATGTTCCTCAAGAGCACAAGCTATGGGACGATGCTATGTGGGAGTTACTCAGTTTAATTGCGGAGCGGATTGCTGATGACTTATACTACACTGAACTCCAGGAAAACACAATTCGTGACCCACACGAATTTGATAACATAACTTGTAAATTCGCAGAACTAATTACCAGACTAAAGCTTGAGTGTCCTTCATTTCAAAAAGTGCCACAAGAAAAGCGCAACAAAACACTCCAGTATTTGGATGCTATTTCAGGGGATGATCGTGAATCAGAACCTGTATTTAATCTCAGCGACATTTGTGATGTTATCAGTTTCCTATCCTATGAACTACAAAATTCTATCTGGCGCTTCTGTAGGTCCACATACTATCGATATAATTTGAATTGGGACTACGGGGTGGATGATGACGATATTAGTGAAATAGACACAGATGATGAAAATAATGATACCCCAGATGAAGACTATGACTCTATGCCGGAATTGATCGATGCACACGACGAGATAGTTCGTGAACCAACACAACAATTTGTAAGGCGCATAACGAGTATTAGGGTCTAATTAGGCACTTCGTCTAATAAATCTTCACTTAATAAATTTTTTGTATTATATATTCTTCTATCTAATGTACTATATAATTGTGTAAAAACATCCATACTTTTTGTTCCAAATTTATATACTCTTTTATCTTTATAATAAACATTAAAGATTATTTTATCTTCTTCCATACTTATTCCAGATAATTCACATTTTTCTAACTTTAAAAACTTAGATGTACTATATCTAGGTCTACCATTATTTTTTCGTTTTAATATAATTAACTTATTCTTACGCAACATAAAAAAACGCTCGCTCCATTTTGAAAAAAATTTTTTAGAAGTAACTTTCAAGTAAAATATTCCTAATATTTCACCATCTTGTTCTACTACATTATTAAAATTTACTGTTATTGTTTGAGAATCTGTTTCTCGACTTAATACTCCTTCCATTTAATATTATCTTCCAAAATATTTTCAAAATTTTCTCTACAAATTTCTAAATAAGGTTTTTCTACATAAATTCTAAAAACTACTTCACTTGTAGTAGAAGGAGCCATAAAAGTATTATATTGTTCAACATTATATCCTGTATAGTCATTTCCTTTAAAATAAACAACATTTTTCAATACATTTTTAAAACCAAAGCCAATTTTTATTTTTTGGAAAAACAACTTACAATTTTTACCGCGCATTTTTTCAACAAACTGTTTATAACTTTGTTCAATAATATTACCATACTTTCCCATTCCTTCTTCATATAATACATCTTCGTGTAAAAGTTTTGGAAATTCACGCCTATCAAACGCTTCTTTCATTTGTATAACTTCATCACTCATAGGCATATTAATAATACTATCAGTAAGAGAGTTCCAAGGAACGTCATATTCCAATATTTTTTTCATTATTTTTTTAAGTGAATATTCACCTGCTTTTACAGTATGATGATTATATACTTTTTTATGAAGTCTATATCTACTAGCAAATAAAGATAATACTTCATCTTCTAATTTATTAGGCCATCCTAAAACAAGTGAACCTTTAAATTGAACAACTCTACAATCATTTATCAATCGTAAATATTTCTCATTTAATCCAAACCCTAAATGATAATTATCTCTTTGAATATAATCTATTTTATCAACATCTATAGAACAAAGTTTATTAGAGACTATTTGATATTTAAAATTTCTCTCCAACTCAGAAGGTGGTTCAATACAATCAATAATAAAGTTAATTTCATCTTTTGTAAAAGGCAAATTATATTTACCTATCATTTCACATAGTAAATTTTGCCCTCGTTTTTCATGATGATAACTAGGTGAGAACTCATAATCGTAAAGATGTGAAAATGGACCATGGCCAATATCGTGTATTAATCCTGCTATTTGTATCAATTCTATTTCATTATCGGTAATATTTAGTTCGGGTTGGTTTTTTTGTAAAGAAGTTGTTAAGATTTTTGCTAAATGACTTACACCTAAACTATGTTCAAATCTTGTATGATTAGCGGAAGGATAAATTAAATAAGTTAATCCAAGTTGTCTTAAATTATGAAGTCTTTTAAACTCAGGAGTATCAATTATACATCTCATACGAGGTGTAATTGATATGAAACCATATAATGGGCAGTTGATTTTTTTACTCATTTTCACTATAAAAAAATTATTAACTAAGTATTTTAAATCAATTTTCTAAATTAATAATCTCGAAGAAGGTAATGTTGTATAGCATTACTATAAAATATAGAAAGAGTCATACAAGTTCCATCCTTAAGAATTATAGTATTATTATTATTATTATTTTTTAGATAAGTTTCAATATTCCGCCAAGAGAAAGCCGGGCATTCTCTATAAATCTTGACCATTTTTTCTAATTTATCTTCCGTTACCGTTGAAAATACCTTTTTTACAACTTCTTCTCCGTGAATTGGGACATAAATTGTCCTACACAT